CTGCCGTGGAGAGAGCGATTACGGAAGAAATAGTCATCCGGAATATTAAACAAACTTATGGTGATGTGTCCATTACTGATGTCGGTGGTAATGCCAATCGACATTGTGCTGAGGGGAGATTCCACGTTCATAATTGTAATCCAATTTTGAGCGCTGTTGATGCAACTCGACGGGATCCATCTACTTATCTTAAAGACGCTAATTATTGCGTCAATAAGAGTGAAGATTGTATGTTTATTCCAGATGTCTATATGTCTGTAAACGCCATTTACTATTTGTCTAAGGAAGAAATTCTTCAACATGTCAAAAGAAGTAACAAAGGTGCCTTTTATGCCACTGTTCATCGTTTCAATGATTATTATGGGACATTGCACAATGGTGAAAGTAAATATTCTGTGTTTGCACAGGGCAATGAATTAAAAGTTAGTATGAGTGTTAATGGTAATGTTAGCCCATATATACATGATCCCATGTTTTGGTTAAGTGACCAATATTATTCCAATGGTAAAGATGCTATGGCTTGGAACGGACATAAATATGGTGATACATGGATTTTGAAATTTGTGTGTGCTCCTGTTGGTTTACAACCGGAATTACTGGTAGATATGCCATTAGTTGATAGTCTTAATAGAAATGATTATTATGGTGGTGTAAAAGGAATTTGTACAACTGATGATGAAGAGGTTCTTAAACCTATGCTCACTGTCTTGAAATTGAAAAATAAGAGTATACGCAGTTTGGGTGGGTTTTATTGGATTTCCAACAAAGGTACTAGCAGATCTGTTTTAATTCCAAAATCTGTCATTCAAGAGGTTTCGTATAGGATGATAGGTGTTGAACGTAATAAAGCTGGTCTGAGTAGATGCATAAGAGAAATGAAGAACTTACTTGGTTCTTCGAAGATGTCTATGCTTGCAAGTATGAAAATTGCTTGCGCAACATATGGAGCTTCAGTGGCTTTTGTTGCTAATTTACAAGATGAGATAATGGCTTTTAACCAATTATGTACACCGAAACGATTGATGATGTATAATCAACTTTCTAGTGTTCTTAATTTGGTCAATCCTTTTACCTGGTGTCCTTGTATGAACATAGATCCTTCGATGGTTGCTGACAATGAAACTGTTAGAAGTTACAACCATGATAGAAGTTCTGTACCTTCAAAATCTTTTGATGCTAAAAAGAGTTGGCCGTCTGGGTTACCTGGCTATGAATCACGTTCATCTTTGAGTGATATTCGTAGCAGAGCTAGTATAAGTGGAGCTAGTAGAGAC